AGCATATACGCCATAGTAAAGAGGTTATTCTTTTGTTTTGCATACTGCAGAAATGTTTCTTGTAGTTGATTATCTAAGTAAAAAGATAGCACATCTCCCACGTAAGAAGCCATTTCTATAAACAAACTTCCTGGTGATGCTTGTGTAAAATCTGTGTATACCGTTGGATAATATGCTTTAGCATATTCAATCAAATCAGATTTGAATGATACAAAATCTTTATTTAGATACTTGATATCGGGAGATTGCGACATTTTATGAATTTTGTATTTTTATTGTTACGTTATCGTTTTCATTTGTATTATTTATACTATAATCCAAAGCTATATTTATTGCGTTTCTCTCTGTGTCTCCTTTAATAGTTAAGCTTTTTACTGTTATACTTGGAAAGTTAGCCTCTATTTGAGAAGATATAGCAGCTTCTATAGTATCAAGAGTTTCGGTACTTAACTGTTCAAACACATACTTCCTTAAACCTGCTCCAAAGTTTGGATTAAATGGTCTCTCTCTCTTATCTGTTAGTATAAAATTAACTAGGTTATA